GGTGACGCGTGGTCAGGTGTTAGACACAGCCAAGGAGTACGTCACCAAAGACCGTGCGGCTGACCATGGCAACATGGAGGATAACTTCAACACTATCGCCGCGTACTGGTCTGTGCACCTTGGCGTCACGGTGGACGCTACTGATGTGGCCGTGATGATGACCTTGTTGAAGGCCGCGCGTATCAAGTCGAACCCGAAGCACCCTGACAACTGGGTGGACGCATGTGGTTACATGGCATGTGGTGGTGAGATAGTGAGTAAGGTCTGATGGATTTAATAACCTTAGACTTTGAAACATATTACGACAGGGATTATTCTCTGCGTAAGATAACAACAGAAGCCTATGTCCGTGACCCTCGTTTTGAGGTGATCGGCGTAGGTGTAAAACTGAACAACGGAGAAACGGAGTGGGCCAGTGGGACGCAAGAACAGATTAAAGAATACCTCAAGACCTTCCCTTGGGAAGACGCTATGTTACTTTGCCATAACACTATGTTTGATGGTGCCATTCTTAGTTGGCGTTTTGATATTCGTCCTCGGATGTATACCGATACTTTGTGTATCGCCCGTGCTCTTCATGGGACTGAAGCTCGCGCAAGTCTCTCTGCGGTATCTGAGAGGTACGGTGTCGGTGTTAAAGGGCACGAGGTACTCAACGCAATCGGGAAACGGCGTGGAGATTTTGCACCCGAAGACCTAGAGCGGTACGGCGACTACTGCGTCAATGACGTGAACCTTACCTATAAGTTGTTTAGCATAATGGCTAAACGTTTCCCTCGTGAAGAGCTACGTTTGATCGACGCTACCCTGCGTATGTTCACTGAGCCAACCCTAGACTTGGACCGCGACCTGCTACGTTCACACCTGCAAGATGTTAAGAAACGTAAGGAAGACCTGTTAGCTGATGCGGGTATTACGGACAAGAAAGACCTGATGTCCAACCCGAAGTTCGCGGAGTTGCTAAAAGGTTTTGGTGTTAAACCCCCAATGAAGATCAGCCCTACCACAGAAAAAGAGACGTTCGCGTTTGCTAAGAGTGACGAGGCGTTCAAACTTTTGTTAGAACATGATGATGATCGTGTGCAAGCGTTGGTAGCCGCAAGGCTCGGAACGAAGTCTACCTTGGAAGAAACCCGCACACAGCGGTTCATAGACATCGCAGACCGTGGCCTTCTACCTGTGCCTGTAAGATACTACGCGGCGCATACTGGCAGGTGGGGTGGCGACGATAAGATAAACCTGCAAAACCTGCCTAGCCGTGGGCCTAACGGTAAGAAGTTAAAGGGTAGCATCATAGCCCCCGAAGGACATTCCCTGATTGACTGTGATAGTTCACAGATTGAGGCGCGTGTGTTGGCATGGCTCGCAGGGCAGGATGATCTGGTATCACAGTTCGCGGCGGGTGAAGACGTGTACAAATACATGGCGTCTAGCATTTATAACGTGCCAGTAGACGGGGTGAACAAAGAACAGCGGTTCGTGGGTAAGACCACAATCCTTGGCGCAGGTTACGGTATGGGTGCACCCAAGTTCCAACTACAGCTACAGGGCATGGGTGTGTATATTGAGTTAGAGGAAGCACGGCGGATCATTCAAGTGTACCGCGAAGCCAACGGTGCGATCAGTTCCTTGTGGGGAGCCGCAAACAATATGGTGCAGTACCTACAACGGGGAGACGCCGTAGACTTTGGGCGTAAAGGTATATTGACTGTGGACGCAAAGCAGAGCGCCATAATTCTACCTTCTGGCCTACCTATGTTCTATCATGGCTTGGCCGTTGAACGAGGTGAACGAGGTCCAGAGTACACCTACAAGACCCGAAAAGGTCCGAACCGTATATACGGCGGTAAGGTTGTGGAGAACGTGTGCCAAGCGGTTGCAAGGTGCATCATAGGGCATCAAATGTTACTTATTGCCAAGCGATACAAAGTTGTGCTAACAGTACATGATAGCGTTGTGGCCTGTGTGACTGACGACGAGTTGGATGTAGCACGGATATACGTCGAAGAATGTATGAGCCAGATACCCGATTGGGCAGAAGGTTTACCCATCACCTGTGAGAGTGGCACAGGCAAATCATATGGAGAATGTGAATAATGATAACGGAGTCGAGAAAAGACCAAATTGAATATTCGGCAGAGGCGTTTAACAAAACGCATCCAAAGGTTTGGGATTTGTTTGTCACCTTCACACAAGAATTATATGTACGAGGGTTCCGTAATTACTCTGCTAACGCTGTCTTTGAACGTATTCGGTGGGAGACAGATCAAGCAGACGTATCCGGTAAATCTGAGTTTAAACTAAACAACAATTACAGGGCGTACTACGCAAGGTGGTATATGGAATATTTTCCAGAACACGATGGGTTTTTCCGAACTCGTAGACGTACTAGCGAAAACACTGACCCCGCGGTAGGCGCAGAGTTAACCCCAGAGGATTTCCCTTATGAGTAAAGTATGGCCGTGGTCCTTCAGCAAGATTAAAGACTTTGAACAATGTCCGAAACAATACTACCATAAACACATCCTAAAGGAGGTGCCATTTGTTCAGACCGAAGCCATACTATACGGCAACGAGTTTCATAAAATGGCAGAAGACTTTGTTGGTAAAGATGTACCTGTACCAGCGAAGTTCAGCTTTGCGGTTAAAGCCCTAACATCTTTGAAGGACAGACGTGGTGAGAAGCTGTGCGAGATAAAGATGGGCCTGACAGAAAACCTAGAAGCCTGTGATTTCTACGCCTCGGACGTTTGGTTCCGTGGGATTGCCGACCTAGTAATACTAGATGGCGAAGAGGCAACAGTTGTGGACTACAAGACGGGCAAGTCTGCCAAGTACGCCGACAAAGGACAGTTGGAGTTGATGGCCTTGTCACTCATGGCACGTTACCCACAGGTAAAGAAGGTACGTGCAGGGCTGTTGTTTGTCGTATGTAATGATTTGGTAAAAGACACATACATGGAGTATGATAAAAGTAAGCTGTGGGAAAAGTGGCTCGGCAAGTATGGGCAAATGGAAACCGCGGCCAAGGAAGATATGTGGAACGCACGACCTAACGGGTTATGCAGACGCTACTGTCCTATAATCGAGTGTGTTCATAATGGAGCCAACTAATGAAAAAACCACGTAAGAAGCAAGTCAACGCCCCCGTAGGTAGTGCTACGTTCGAGAGACGTATGGAACGCCAACGTGCACGGCGCAAGGTTGATAAAGAAGGTGTTGACCGCAACAAAAACGGTAAGGCTGATAAGCGCGAAGGTAAAGATGTTAGCCACAAGAAAGCCTTGGTGAAGGGTGGCAAAAATTCAGATGGCTTGAAGATAGAGAGTTCGAGCAAGAACCGCGCACGTAACTACAAAAAGAAAAAATGATTTAGGGAAATCCCTAAACAGGAGGACTACATGCAAATAGTAGGTGGTAAGGCGTTGCTGTTAAAGTTACGCAATCCAAAACGTGTCACTGAAGTGATACCAAAAAGTAAAGCTGTGGAAGACCACGAGGTGTTGGTCAAGTGGGGGATAGACGAAGCGCACAGCTTGCGTAATCTAAATATTGACGTGCCATCCCCTATAAACGGTAGGTACGAGTGGACAGGTAAATACGCGCCGTTCGACCACCAGAAAAAGACCGCGGCGTTTTTTACTATGAACCGCAAGTCCTTTTGCTTCAACGAACAGGGTACGGGTAAGACCGCATCTGCAATATGGGCGGCAGACTTCCTGATGAAGCAGGGTAAGATTAACCGCGTACTTGTTATATGCCCGTTGTCTATTATGGACAGCGCATGGCGTGAAGACCTGTTTACCTTCGCCCCACATCGTAGTGTAGATATAGCCTACGGAGCGTCAAAGAAACGTAAGGCGATAATCGAGCAAGGCGCAGACTTTGTGATAATAAACTACGATGGCGTAGAGATTGTAGCCGACACCATACTGAATGGTGGCTTTGACCTTATCATTGTGGACGAGGCAACACATTATAAGAACGCCCAATCTAAACGGTGGAAGGTACTGAGCAGGTTGGTCAACGACGATACGTGGCTGTGGATGATGACGGGTACACCTGCCGCGCAGTCACCGCTTGACGCGTATGGACTTGCAAAGATGATAAACCCCAACTCGGTGCCAAGGTTCTTCGGTTCGTTTCGGGATATGGTTATGACTAAGGTTACACAGTTTAGGTGGATCATAAAACCTCACGCCTCGGACACTGTGTTTAACGTGCTACAACCCGCCATACGGTTCACTAAAGAAGAATGTCTTGATCTACCTGACA